AGGCTGTGGCGCACCACCTATTCCAATCTGATAGTAGTGCCGCCCGTTCTTGTTTGAGAAATAATACCTCGTTGTTTCACCATTTCTGATTACATCAAGTCCGCTGGTTCCGCTGGAACTTAGTCCACTACTTCCACCACGTCCACCCATAAAATCACTCTTTCTGCACTGTCTGCTTAATAACCTGATTCACACCAGTAGCCGACAATCCGTTAAACATACCGACCGCAACTGCTGTGATATAATCCGTTGCCGGGAAATCCGGGATAACTCTCATCCCGACCGCTCCGAGAACTCCACCAGTAACCGCCATGATTACCGGAATCCATTCATCGGAGATTCTTTTTGATGCTTTACAGCCCATTCCTACGATGTAACAGATCATAACGATTGCTACGCATGAGCCTAATGTTGAAATATCCATAGCTTATTCCTCCAAGTTTACATTTTCCATAACAGCCCTTGCTTCCAGAACTGCAATATAATCAGTCATGGCTTTTACCTGCATGTTATAAGTGCTTCTTGGGCATGTAGGCACAAAGGAAAGTTCTCCTTTATCCCACTTTTCAAGCATTGCTGATAACTTTTTATACCGAATAACCACTTGCAAATATTCCGCTTTAAAGCGTTCTTTATAATCTGCACTGTTCATCATTTCAATAGTTTCTTTTAATTCCATTTTTCTCACCTCACATTAATTCAAGTTCTTCAAATACCTTAAAAATCTTCGGTGACTGAATAGCAAGCCAGTCAACCATTTCCTCATTGATAGCCCAACTGTCGACACTGCTTGAATTAGATTCAAGTCCAGATTCACACAGGAAAGCATGAATAATCTCATGCCGTACAACCTGTTTTCTGTACTCTTCCATATTCTTTTTCGAACCCGGTATGTCCTGTTGTGGCTCCATGTTGTCAACAATGATCTCCCTAGTGGAAGAATCTGTATATCCGTCCATGTTTTCCAAGTTAGGATATTCTTTTAGTGTTCCAAATTTTATTGCCCATTCAGAGCCTAAGATATCTACTTTAAAATCCTGCATACAATACTGGTATCCCATCATCTGTCCTAACTCCCATCAACAGCGGCAAAGCTGTTTTAAGGAGCAAATCAGTTGTTTTCTGTGCATCTCCAACAGCACTATATACCGCACTCCATTCCTTAGCACTCGCCCCAATCTGCTGAGGTGTCGCATAGGAAATGGATTCACTGCCAGATGATTTTGATATAATCACTCCCGCTTTGGTGCCGCCACCTGAGACATCAGAAGATGATGTTGCGCTGGCTGCTGCAATAGCGTTTTTCTCAGCAAGCTCAATCTGATACATCTGATCAGCCAGCGTACAAACAGCCTTTTTGATGCGCTTCTGCTGCCGCTCATCGGATGGTAATCCGTCTGCCAGCCGGTCAAAGGTCAAGCGATCAATAAAGTCGCTCGCTCTCTCAGACATCCGTATAAAATCAGATTTCGGCACGACATTGCCGAAAAATGATTTTTGGTAAAACTCATAATCTACATATGCCATGCCGGAACCTCCTCATTACTGTGCGGTTACAGTCGTATGTCCTGCGTTCAGCGCCTTATATGTGCTGTCGCACTCAACTACAGTGATAACCTGTCCGTTGGCCACTGTGATATCGCTCTTGCCGTCCCACGCGCTCCAGTTCTTCACATTCTGTCCATAGTCTACGGTAGTCTCAGAGGCTGCAACTTTGTACTTGTATACATTTCCTGCGCTTGCTTTTGCCGGAGTAATAGTCACTTTTGTATCTCCACTCTTGCTTCCTGCTGCAGAATTTACAGTCAGAGTTCCAAGTGTCTGAGTTGTGTTGATAGTTCCGACAGCAATAGCGTCGATATATTCTGCAAAGAGGGTAAGCCCCATGATTGCAAATGCTTCGGATACTGCTGTATGGTAGTTGCCCTGAGTGTGGAATCCGATCAGGTTTGTCTCGCCAGATACGGTATATACAAGCCCTGCCCTTGCAAAGTCGGATTCGTTCGGGTCAACATAGTAAAGAACGATGTTTTCAACAGGCGTTGCAATAACCTGTCCTCTCGGGATTTCGCTGTCAGACAGTAAGAAGATGGTATTAAAGCCCATGAAATCTTTCATATACTGGAATCCGAACTGGTTCTGAATAGAAATCTCAGCTGCTCCGATATACTCATACACATCCAGGATGTTTACAAATCCAACAACGCCAGTCGCATTTCTGTGCATCTGCTTGAATTTGTTTTCTACGCGGCCTTTAGCCATTGCCAGAGCCATCTGAAAAGTGGTTTCTGTAAATGTGAGGGTACCTGTTTTCAGATAATCATAAAATCTTTCAGTAACATTGGTCTGAAGCTGGAAAAGGAATTCGTCATCGGTCATCTGAACAGCGTTCTCATAACCGTGATCCTTGATCGCTTCGATAGATACAGCCTTTGCGTACTTTTCAATGGTCATTTCCGCATACTTCTTTTCTTTTACAACGAATTTGCTGTAAGGGATTTCTTCACCCTCTGCCACTTTTCCACTCTGTAAAGTACCCTCTGCGTATTTTGATTTGAGTACAGCACCCGGCTGTTTTTTGATAGGTCTCATAATACCCAGAATGTCACGTAAGTGCTGCCAGTTTCTTTCGAATCTGGTTACAAAATCAATCTCACGTGCTGTGACCTGAATATCATTAGTCATAATAAGATTTGTTTTTGCTGGCATAAAAAATCCTTTCTACCCATAATTGTTAAGGTATTGGGTTAGCGGCTATACTCTGGTGTATAGTCTGTGTAAAAATCACTGGAATAACTGGATATTCTGAGCGATTGCAGCCTGTCTCTCGGACGGGTCTTTGATTGCTTCGATATCTTTCTTTGTCATGCTTCCCGGTGTCTGCTGATGTCCAATCCGCGATGTTGCAAATCTCGCCTGTTGCTGCTGGGCCTGCTGCTGACTTTCATCTACAAATGTATCAGGTTCATCCTGTTTCATCTGTTCAAGCAAATCATTAAGTCCAAGAATCTTTCCGTCCTTAAGCTTAAGACCAGCTGATTTGATATCAGCAGTAACAGATCTTTTAGCTGCTGGAGACGAAAACTTAACATCATCGAGTGCCGCTTTCAGAGCATCTGAGAAATCACGGTCGTAAATTTTTGCATTGAATTCTTTCTCTGCATCTGCCGCTTTCTGCTTCCAAGTCTCTAACTCGGTCTTGACATTTGCCGGGTCGATACCGTCAAAACTTTTTAAAGTTTCTTCTGCTGTCTCAGCACGTTCTTTCCAGTCGTCGCGCTCTCCCTCGACTTTTGACAGAGTTTTTGCTACTTCCTTTGCATTTTTGTAATTCTCAGAAAGTGCTTTCTTTACATCTGCCTGCTTATCCTCAGGGATTTCAATTCCAAATGATTTAAGTGTGTCAATAAGTTTCTGCATATATATCCTCCTGGTCGTGTTTATTGACCTGCCGCCGCAGGTAAATGGATTAAGCCAGTTAGACCACTGGCAAGGTAATGGGAAAGATAGGAATTGAATCTACAATGTTTACCACGAGGGAACGGATTTACAGTCCGCCGCAACACCGCCAATCGTTGCCGCTTTCCCAGAAGACACCTTTTCGGGACTATTTGGATTAAATTCCAGTCCACAGGATAAGGATAAACCTATAATGGAAAGGCAGGATTCGAACCTGCGACGTCAAGGGCTATGCGTCCTCCGCTCTCCCAACCGATATACATTCCATTAACCCGGATTCCCGGGTTAGCAAGGTATTTAACGTGCTATGCCTAAACACGAGACGTTTCGGGCTACGTCAACACCGCCTATACGGTCGCGCACCTCTGCACGGGTTGAATTCCACTGTTCAGTTATATGTGCTCACAAGGAGGTATGCCGCCATGCACTAACGGCAATGGTACGTGTCGGAAATTGCGTCCGCTTTTCAACCTCATGCATCTTGTGTTGGCTAAACACTGCATTTTCTATTAAGGACACGCACCCAAGAAAGGAGGAAAGCAATAAAAATGTCTATGTCAAGCATTTCTGCTTACAAATCTTCCCTACGAATACATTTTACCACAGAACCTCCAAAAAGTTGTGGTACATGTTTTAGCCAATTAGAGCATATCACGGAGTTTTTCCACGTATCTTTTGACAAGATCACGTTCCTCTCGGCACTCTGCGTCCTTGGACATATCACTCATTTCTGTTGTGAGTTCATCCAGATGCTCTTCCAGAGCAGCGAGCATCTTCCTCTTGCAGTCCTCAGACTTGCCGGAACGATAGCTCTGTTTCTGTGTCATATAGTCATCGTAAGCGTCTCGCCCATCAGAGCGGCTGTAATGTCCTCTAACATAATGCTCGCCCCGTCTGGCATAAGAACTACCACGGTCATAATCCGGCATCATTCTGCCATCATTTGCGCTGTATCTCCCCATGCTGTCACGTTTTCTTCCACGTTCGCTGTAATCGTCATTGTATCCGCCACGCATCTCGTCAAGGACAGTATTGTAGTACTCCACTTTCTTATCCCAGTACTGAGTGTTCTTGATATCTTTGTACATATCAATCAGTTTATATGTCATTTCCAGATTTCCAGTAGTCAGTCCATTATCAGCGATTTTGGACAGTTCATCTTCAATTCTTGCACATAAGTCTTTAATATCTCTCATAATCGCACCTCCTACGCTTCTCTGGTTACGACAATATTTGCGTTCGCAACAGAAACAGCCTGATCGCTTGTGTTCTCTACTGCGATATTAACGCAACATCCACGAGGTACATCAATATAGATACCAGAGGACACATTGTTATACTGGTCTACTGCTGCCGGTGTGGAAATCATCTGTGAAGATAATACAGGTTCGCCAGAGATCGCAATAGCCAGAGAAATAGCTCCGGCAGTGCCACCTGTTGGAACTGCAATGTTGCCGGAGAAATCCACAAAGAATCTCGCTTTACACTGGTTGGTAAGTCCTCTTAGCGTGATAATTCCACTTCCCTCTCTGTGTTGAATACAGTTAGAACCTTTAACTGCTGTATTCGAAAATACTACATTTCCATTTGCTGCTACAGTCTGAGCAGCTACATTTGTAAATTCTGCCATAATTTTACCCCTTTCATATCACAAAAGGACAGGTCCCAGCCTGCCCCTCTGTGTAATACGGCATAAGCCGACATTCGAATCAATCGAAAGATACTCTCGATATGAAGTTATCAGCAATTGCATCCGGTGCTGCATCCGCATCCGTAATATGTGTTCGGATTAGGAACCTGATATGCCGGAATCGGTGCCGGATTAATTGCATTAATGAGCTGCTGTGTCTGAGAAGCCATTGCAGTTGTGAGAAGTGCACTCTGGCGATCCTGAGAAGCAGCACGTCTGAGGTCATTGTTTTCAGCCTGCAGGTTAAAAATTTTTTCATTGCAAAGATAATCAAGAATTGCTCTTGTTCCTGCATTCTGGCTGTCGATAATGTCTCTTGTGTTGTTATTCATGGTGTTCTGTAATGCACAAGCGTTGGCAGCCATATCATATCTGATCTGTGCCTGCCCCTCCTTGTTACTGCAGCAACACTGAGCTAACTGAGACTGCAATGCGTTTGTGTTCTGCATATTAGCTACAGTATCGGCATTGATTGCCTGCTGGATGCCGAAACCAGTCTGCATGATGTTTGTGTTGATTCCATTAAAACCGGTAAGCATACCGTTGTTCACTGCGTAGAATCCATCGCAGAGACCATTGTTGATTCCGTCAAGCTTGCTGATCACGGAAGAATTGTCGAATCCTCTCTGAATATCTGCCTGAGTAGCTGCTGTGGCTGTATATCTGCCACCGTTGCCATTATTGCCCCATCCGTTGTTTCCCCATCCGCAAAATGCGAATAAGAAAAGCACGATAAGCCACCATGCGCCATCTCCACCAAACATGCCGTCATTATTTCTACCGTTTCCAGTTAAAAGAGCAACATCTGATGCTGTTAAATTTCCATCCATAGTTATAATCTCCTTATTGTGTATTTACATCAATCTGGCCAGATTGTAATGTACTATTTCATTCCTTTCAGCATGTGTTGGAATTGCCCTGCCATCTGCTGAACCTGGTTAAGTTGCTGTTGAGAAATCTTCCCAGACTGTAACATTTTCTCAACTTCTGCTTTCGGGTCTCCCTTAAAATTCTGCTTAAACTGCATAAACTGCTGTATCATCTGCATTGGTCCGTTTCCCTGTGGCATCCCGCCACCAAGCGCGTTAAACAATGGATTACTCATCTGCATTTCCTCCCTTGACCGCTGATTCCTGTGCGGTATTAGCTCTAACAGGTTCAGAAAAAGAATTTAATCGGTTTATGATAGCTTCGTATTTACCCTTTAAATCGTCATATTCCTGTCTGGTGACGTATTTACTGTCCATGTTCTGAACAGGCTGTTTAGGCGGCATCTGAGTGCCTATTTCATGATACTCAAACGTCCGTAATGGTTGTGGCATACCAGAAACGTCTGTGGATTTTATGTAGAACTTTTCACTTTCACTGTCCATCAGCAAAACACTTGTCCCGGGTGCTACCAGATAGGATTTTGCACCGACTTCGCCGGATACCCACAGGATTCCGTTATTATTCTGCTGCAGTTGCTGCACTGGTTGAGCTGGCATCTGGACAGGCTGTTGCTGGAACTGATTCATCTGTCCCGGAACGCCAAAACTATATTGATAAGGATTGTTATATAATGCCATCTTATACACCACCTTTCTGATTATATTTTTACATAGATATATCAATCTAAAAAGTTCGAAAAAGTGTCAAAAAAGTATTGACTTATCACGCATTGCGTGGTATTATAATATCAGAAAGAGGGAACGGAAATCATTCAGGAGGTAAGCATTATGAAGTACGATAAAAGAAACATCATGAGAAACGCATGGAATATTAAGAGAACAGCTAACGTGACAATGAGCGTTGCATTGAAAGCTGCATGGTCCATTGAAAAAGCCATGGTGGAAGCTGAAGAAATCGGGAAAGCTTCTGGATGGAATTACAAGGTATTCGCAAACGACTGGGCTAAATATGGTAAAAACCGTACATATATCGAAACAAGGATTTATACAAACGCTTGGAACTGTAAGAAAGAAATCAAGCTTGGGTATGTAGATAACCTTAGTGGAGTGTATGTTGCAGCATAAAAAAATAAAAGGAGAAAGAAAGAAATGAAAAAATTTACTCATTATGGCGTAGAAGTAATACATCAGTACATTGAACTGGAATTTCAGTTTGAAGACGCTCTTACGGAAAAAGGAATAGAATACATCTATCTTCCAATCAATCCAAATAACGACATCCGTAATAATGTGGTCAAGTACTTTATCGACGGGGATGCCAAATATGCTCTATTAATTGGCAACCATTGCATCATTACAACAGCAGTGCCAGAGGATGGCAATTGGTACAATCTCTATCTTGACGTTATAGATCAAATCAGCGGAGAGGATCCGCAAAAAATGAAATCGAAAGCTCGCATGATTATTGAAAAGGCGGAAAAATGGGCAAAGGAAGAGTTGATTGATAAAAATGATATCACGTCATTTTTAAAAACTCCTATTGTACATGATATCGGGATCAAATGCATAGCACTGGGATATGAGCCTGAAAGACTTTTAAAAATGCCACATGAAGATATTGCTAATGAATACTTGGAAGAATTAATAAAAGAAACGTATAGGAGATAAATATTATGAAGTAATTGAAGATATCGTGAGATATCGCGTTTTATAAAAGGGAGGAATATAACATGAAAATTAAAATTTATTGCAATTATGATGTTTTATCTGCCGAAAAAAGGAACGTATATACATACGGAGCGCCGCACAGCACAGCAACGTGTTGGGATGAAATGACAGTAGAAATTCCAGAAGGCTGGGAAACATTTGAAAATGCTATGGGGAATTTAATAGTAACGGCTCCCTGGGGATGGAACTATGAAATAAATGAAGTCCTTTCGGGTGATAAAAATCCTTGTTTTTATGCTCTGGATAACAATATGAGCGGCCACAGACAGTATTTAAAAGTTTTAGACTAAGGAGAACGCAATGACAATAAAAGAATTAAGATCACTTACCGGATTAAGTCAAAAGGCTTTTTCTGATAAGTACGAGATACCCAAGAGAACCATAGAAGACTGGGAGGCAGAAAGAAGAACTCCGCCAGAATATGTGATAAAACTACTTGAAAGGGTTGTAAAAGAAGATTTTTGTTAAAAAAATGGGAGAGGGTAAAAATATCCTCTCCTTACTTTTTTTAGCATACTTTAATTATTTTATTGTTTACCCGGCGGCTCAATCGTTTCGCCGTGGATATACTCACATTCATCTGTTCAGCACAGTACTCAAGAGTGCGTTCCTGGCATCTCAGCCGGAACAATTTTTCTTCGTCCGGTGTGAAATTGCACTCTATCAAGAACCTGTCTATATCTTTTTTCGTGAACACATATAATTTCATGAGCATACCCCTTACTAATGCTAACGTTGATTCTGCGCAAGATACTCCGTGAGCTTCTGTTTTGTTTTTTTTAATTCCTCGACGTTATTCCCACTGATCTGACTGTCCAACATGGTTGATAACACTTCCAGAATCAATGAATCTCGTTCCGCAATCCTCTGAAGACTCTCGTAATCTCGTTTGTCGTGTTCTTCCAGTGTCTCAACTCGCTTGTTAAGTCGAAACGCCGGAGTAATCCACTTAAGAATTACAGCCACCGCTCCTCCGACAATAGACACTCCTCCGCAGATAGAGAGGAATACTTGTACAAATTCTGATATGCTCATTTGCTCTCCTTTTCCCAGTAGTATACCGGGATCTCATTACCACTATCCCATGTATCGTAATATTTGCCGTTCTGTACCGTCACCACATGACCATCTATGCAGAGAATGTATGTGCCTGTCGGATGGTCTGTGCAAAAGTCGTTGACTGTATAGATATATCGTTCTGATTGTTCAATCAGTTTACGTCTGTACCCACGTTTATAGAGGTACGCTCCCCAGACATAATTTGCGCTTGGCATATCTGATAGAGCGCACGCCTGTATCATTAATCCGGCAAATACCGTTTCCCAGTCAAAACCGGTTGCTTTACATATTGCCCGGACAACGCAATCTCCGACTCGATTCCCGGCAGGATTCGGATTGTAATATTCCCATCTATTCATCAGTCAATCCCCTTTGCTGTTTTATATCGTTTCGCCGCTCCTCTGGCTTTTGCGGCGTTCTGGCGGTTCCACTTCGCAATCATGAGCCTGTCTTGCAGTTCCCTCAGGTCGTTCTGCTTGCAGTAATCTTTGTATGCAGCATTTTGTTTCTGTAAAAGATAAGACTTCCGGTCAAGATCTTGTTGTAATGCGAATTTTGCCTTTTCATTCGGTGCATTGTCGACTCCTGTTTGTAGCCCAAAGACTTCACGCTTCGTTTTACGGATTCTCCGCTCATAAGTACGTTGTCTCTGTTCTTTTTCGTACTGCTTGCCTTTGTCGGCTTTATCCTGTGCTGATAATTCTGCATAAGGATTAAATTCCCCGTCACTGGCTCCAAAACTATGCCGACAGTTGACCCCTGACAGTCCACTTGCTGTCCCGTATCCGGTCAATGAAAAAGGCGGAAATTTCTTACTCTTGCCAGAACGAGAGTATATCTTGCCTTGCCACCATGAGTGATTTCCGGGATTCTCGCCGCCATCACCCGTTCTGGCTCCTATGTGAGCACTGACTAGAATTAAATCCCAGTCCATTTCTTCCATGCGTTTTAGGGATATATCTCCCGTAGCCTGTGCCACACCAGTTCTGACAGAACGTGCAACTGCGGTTTCAATTGTATCGCGTCTTTTCTTTCCTGTCTCTTTGTTTATGTATTCAACATATACGCCATCACTCACAACGTTATTGACCGCCTCTTTGATGGCTTGTGTATACCCAACCGCCCCAGTCATCACATGATTATATGCAAGGTCGCATTGCTCAATATAGAGCCTTTGAGCGGCACTTGCGGTTGTTCTTGTAAAGTTTTTCCACTCGCCCATAGTCGCAAGCATATTCCGCTCCATGAGTCTTATCATAGTTGGGGATTGTTCGAGCGGTACAGGGCTTAATCCCGCCGCCTTATATACCTTGTCATCATAGTTCATTGCAGTGATTCCGGCATCTTCGAACGCTTCAAGAAGTTCCTGCTGTTCACGTTTGGTGTATCTGGATAATTCTGCAAGAATGTCCTCTAGCAGTTCGCCAGATTCTTGCAGTGTTCTGATTCTCCATGCATCAGCATTGGTCAGAATATAATCTTCACCTCTACCAATTCTTGCCATCATTCTCGACACGATTTCAGAGATGATATACTGATGCAGTTCTTCAGCGATCTGTTCACTGCCCTCTGTTATCCGGCGTAAATATTCAGGACTAAGCATAGTATATCACCTCTTTCATCAAAAGTCGTGGTACATGTTTTGATTTTTTACTGGTTAACTAAAGCCCTCTTTAGCTGACTACATCATTTCCATTTCAGATTCGATTACTGGCACATAAAAAGACTCATAACCCTCTAAATTTGGGTGAATACCATCACCACTAAAATAAGTATCTCTAAATTCTTGATAAAATGGTGTACATCCTCCTTTTAAAGCAATATCTGCATAACGAATACTATACTTTTCGCATACATCTCTAATTGCTTGCAAATATGGATAAAACTCACTATCAATTACACCATTTATTGTCATTATTTTATGGGGCACGACAAACAAAATCTTACTTGCAGGATAATTCTGTTTAAGCCATAAACAAATACTATCTAATGCACCGTATGTGGTTTTGTCGTCTCTACTAGAGCTCATGTTTTTAGGCATAGTTCCTATGGAAACGCCTTTGTCTTTTTGAAAATAATCATTAAAACCACCCTCTATCAGCACATAGTCATATAATTTATCCATCATCTGGACTTGTTCAAGAATCGAGTTAGTCACTCCATCTCTTTTCGCAAATGTTGCTCCCGATACAGCAACTTTTTTCATGGACATTTTATTTTTTTCAGCGATAATATCGGCATACGATTTTCCACCACTTCCAAAGCCAAAAGCAACACTGTCGCCAGCAACAAATAAACTTTTACCATACAATTTGTTTTTTCTAAAACGATAATATTGTGATAATTTTATCTTGGATATATTAGTTCCAAACGCCCACATATTATTAGTGCATATCAACTGATTTAGCATATAGCTTGCGTATTTCTTACCAACATTAAATTTTGATGGAATATCATTTATCGGAATCACAACAACTCCAAACTTTACATTAATTGCGGTGGCATTATTGATTGAAATACCAATATTTTTATTATTAAAAGCGATTAGACTGGATGATTTCTTTTCTTGGACGGTATTTGTTAACGATTGTGCGTATCCACCAAAGGATAAACCAAGAATTATCGACACTCCGCTTGGAAGTGTTCCATCTAGTATAAAAATTTTGTATCCAATCGCACTTAACCCATCCATCATAGATAAATTAACGCCCATATCAATTAATGTGTATGTAGTAGCTGTTCCGTTAATTGATACAATTCCGTCTTTTACGCTATATGTCAAACCATTAACTGTTTTCTCTGCAATATTAGGAAGAGGTATAATGTTATCTTTATACACTGAATCAGCAGAAATCTTAGCAATTTCTCCATTTCCAGATATATCCATCATTTTCGTAGACGAAACTACTTCACCGTCATCCCCGACTTCGTAAACAACAGCAGAATCCAGTTTTTCTTTATTTAAGTTACCTATATCTTCCTTTAGTGAAGCAACATCCTTTTTATTCTGCTCGATCTGCTGCGCCTGTTCTGTGGTGGCTCCGGGCTTGACTGGATTCTTTTCAAGGTAGTCATTTACTGCATTCTTGATTTCTTCCGGCGAGATTTCACCGCCTATTCCTTTTAAGCATAATTCGTATAAATACTTCTCTTTTCGCGTGATTGGCTTCGGGAGTTCGCCCGTGTAATCGCCTGTCAAGTACGCAAGATATCTTTCTTCCCTTGTTACTGGTTTGTCTGCCATCTTTTTACTCCTCTCCGAATAGTGTTGGTTCGTCTGGCTGAGCTTCTTTGACCATTGCTTTTGCTTCTTCCTCAGTCATTCCCTCGAATTTTACAAAATACAACCATGCCGGAACCTTGCCAGTGGTCACATACTGCCACCATCTTGCGCGGTCATTTTCTCTGACATAGAGGATGTCTCCAAAATCATAATTGATTTCATAAGCTCCGACAGGTGCAAGTCCGTACAGGTCAGCATAAACGTTCAATGCGTAGATTACTTCATCCAGACAGGATTCCAGTTTGTCTCGAACGTCTTTAATGAACTGCACTGTCCTCTGCTGTTCCGCTTCCACTCCCGTAGCCGTCTGAATGCCACTAGATTCATTAAAAACAAAGTAGCCATTGGAGAATCCAATCTTGTACCCTAACTGGCTTAAAAGGGCGTTTATGCCGCTTATACGGGTATCTGTGTTGAGAACTGGATTGATTTCTTGATAGAACTCTTTTTCGTCCTGTCCGAATACATTTTTTACATAGTCCGGCAAGTTCATTTCTGAACATCTATACTCCATTGCCTGTGGTGTCATAGCGGAAACAGGAGATCCACTCGGCATCAACAGTCGGTCATCTGCCAGGACAGTTCGTTTAGAATCAAGAATTTCTTTTGCATTACGACTGTATGCAATGTCGAGGTCTTTCAACTCTTCGATGGCTTCGGCAAATATTGGAAGTCCCAGTGGCGTACTAATGTCTACATTGTTCGCTTGTGGTGTCCGAAGTACTCCATACAGAGGTCCATCCAGCTTCTCACCATTTGTCTTGAGAATTGGCGGCGTATCTGCCATGAGGTCAGCCCATTTGGTCTGTTTAAGGTCAATCTTGTCACCGATTGACTGAGGGGATTTCGACACATAAGCTCTATTAGAAACGTAATACGGATAAGTCGTCATTCCGTCCACGGTAGTCTCAACAAAACGATGATACTCAAGCCGTGTGTAGTATTTCCGTCCAACAGTATAAGAATCCTTAAATATAATCCCTTTGATTTCCTGGTTATCATAATCTACAATCATCACATCTGCCGGAGTAAATACGTCAAGGCTCTCACCGTTTGGCTTGATAAATACTGTTCCATAAGCGCAGCCATATTCTACCCAGTGACGAATCTGGAAATACACTTTATCAATCTGCTCCTGGAGCCACGTAGCCCTTGCGGAGCCGTCTATCTGAATACCGATCGCCAGTGTTGCGAGCCGGGCTGTCTCTGAGCAGACAGATTTAGCAAAATTGATCGTCTTGATATTATTCTTATCATCTAACCATTCCGGCGCGCCTCTGTAAATGTTCGCACACCGGTTGATCAATGATTCCATCTCCGGGAATTCTGCTGCTTGGATGTTAAAATCCTCTTCGGCTTGTTTTTTGAATATCATGTTAAACCACCTTTTTAGTGTTGTTATAAGTCCCATTTAGTCGTCCTCAAATTCTATCCAGTCAGCGGGAACTTCTAGGATTTTTCCATCCATGTTTACAAGTGCGAGTGTTGATAACATTGAGCCTAACTCATATCCTCCGCATTTCCCTTCTTCACCAGTAAGAAATTCTTTATATTTTAAGAATATTGCACTCTTAGAAACACTCATTCTTATAATGATTTCCTGCCCATTTGAAACTATTTTATTTTCTATCGTATCATTTGGATTCGTAACAAAACATTTTTTTCTCATTATGCACTGTTCCCCCTTCTTCTCCACAATGACTCTGAACCATACCGAACAGAATCTATCAAATGATTATCCTTATCCGGATATCCGCTGCAAATATTTCCGTCTTTGTCGCGTTCGTATTCGTACTTCTTGAACTCCTTGCAAGCATTTGGCGTTCTTTTTGGATCAAACACAAGCTTTCTTCTTTGCAGCCACTTCATAGAATACTCAATGCTTCCCGGTCCTTTAATTGCTCCCCTTGCTGGAAGTCCTAAGTCTCTGTAATCATTGATTGATTTAGGCTCGGCAGAATCGCAAGTAATTTCGTAATCGTCGTACTGTCTTCGCTTAATTTCATTTGCAGTCCATTCATTTGATTTTTTGTTTTCATAAATCTCGTCAATGAAATAAATTGTTTCTCTGGCTGAATCATAATAGATTCTGGAGAACGCATATTTATCCGGATACCAACCCCAGTCAACCCCCTGATAAATTCTATCAAAACGGCTGATTTCTTCGTCTGTGATAGTTCTTTCTTCGATGTATTCAAAGATATTTCCACCATTTCCGTTAGCGTGTCCAAGGTACTCATTGTCGTAAGCGTCTGGATTTACTTCTTTTAGATGTTCGGCATCTGCGAGAAATACGTCACCAAGCCACTCCTGTTCAATTCCTAAGTCGAGGTACGTACTGTGCACAACCATCACATTTTCATCTTTTTCTTCTGCTTCTGCCGTGTACTCATTTGCCCAGTTATTCTTACTTCTAGGTGGGTTAAATGATTTGAATTTATATGCTTCATTACCACCACGAATAGCAGACTGCTGAATGTTTCGGATTTCTTCTGGATTAGAAAACTGATCCAACTCCTCGAACCAGACTATTCCGATATATCCGAATTCTGGCTTGATAGACTTAATCTTTAATGGATCGTCAGCACCACGAAAGTAAATCTTCTGTCCAGTGGGCTTATACGTAATCTCCATGGGAGATACCTTGCACGTAAATTCCTCGTTTAGATCCAATTTATCAATAGCCCATTTCATCTGAGCATAAACAGAGTCTTTGATAGTATTTCCGACTTTTCGCAGAATCAGAGCGTGCATATTCGGATTATTCTTCAGCAGTTCCGGTATAATCAGCGATATGGTCGAAGATTTCATGGAACCACGTCCGCCAGGGAGAATGTATTCGCTATGTTTCTTTGCTCGAATATCCCTAATCATTTTATGGAATACATCCGGGACAATATTCAGATCAATATGGTACTCACTTTGTAATCTGGCTTTTTCTTCTGCTTTCCGCTGTTCTTCTCTGGCTTCTTTTATGGCAAGCGTTTTTTCCAGATCATTCATAGATTTGAGCTGATCGGAGAAGTCTGGAGCAAATCCGAATGAATCAGTCAGCTCACCTCTTGCGATCATAGAACGGCGTTGCTGAATTTCTGCCAGTGACATGATGTCAGTGCCTTTTTGTTTTTCAATTAAGGACTGCTTTTCGGCTATATATGCAGAAATACAACCTTTTTCCAACAGTTTTTTTGTCGCGTTTCTAACGATTCCATTAGAGTATCCAGCTTTTCTTGCGGCGTCAGATGCATTCCCGCCATTCTTTATATATTCAAGTGCAAACGCTTCCTGCTTAGGCGTTAAGTTCATCTAATCACCTCTGTCCATCCTCGTTTTCTGACTGCCTCCCATATTTCTTTTAGGCACATGACCACATCATACTGGGATACAGTTCGTAATATTTCATAATCGCAATCTTTCCATTCACCACGCTTTGTTGGTCTAAACACTGGTGTTGAAATAATTGTTACTGTTATCAATCGCTCCTGCTCGCGGCTGTAGAATTGCGATGTTCCGATTTTTATGATTAATCCGGTGGATAATATAGCTTTTTGAAGTTTTCTTGTAACTGCTTTTAAGTTCGCCATATTATCACCTCATTTCTGGCTATAAAACCCCATAGTAACACTTCTGAGTATATTCTATCACAGGTCAGTAGAAAAGTTGTGGTACATGTTTGAGGAATTTTGCGTTAAAAAAGAGCCGGTAAATACCGACTCTCTAATTTTATTTATTGTTACGCAATTTTCTGATCGTCTCGCCCTGATCTCCCGGACACCCCATGAAACACTCCGGGCAATGTTCATAGAATGCACATCTGATGCAGTCATGTGGACTGATTGAGCTGCAATATTGATGCAGTACTGAGAATGCTGATATAGCGAGCTGTGGGGTTATGTCTGGTGGCTTAAACATCATGTTTTTGCTCGCCCTGGTCACTTCCACATTATCATCTTTGAACTTTATAGTATCCCCATTACATTTTATTGTAACTTCGTTCTTTTCTCTGTCAATTTCAAGTGTAGGATTGTCCAACATGATTATCAACTCCTTCTCATTAATGTGCAAGTAATCCAACAAACAGCGGAAGAGCTAATGCCATTAAGCATAATGGTTCTTTTGTATAACTGAGCGCCGCTATTACGGCAAATGATGTACTAGCCCATGCTACTGATTTCGCCATTGCTGTATTAAAATCCATTTAATCACTCCTCTCCCCAGTCAATTTTCTGCCCGCATTCAGAACAGTACTTGCTTATTTTTTTACCAATAACAGGTGTTCCGCATTTCGCACATTTTTGAGTGGAAAATATATTGTACGGAAAATCCGGAACACATATTCTTCAGGTTTGCATGGAATCTGCTTTTCCAATGCTTTTGCTCCGGAATCACACGCCCATGCTTCTTTGAGATAGTTCTTCTGCCATTCGTCTTTGATTTCCAAGTCTCCTATGAAACATAAATGCTGGTCTCTCATATCGAATAATATGTCTTTTGCTTCTTTAGCGTCCATTCTTCATCTCCTCCAACTTCTTCTCAGCTTCTTCACGAGTGAGGAATACCAAAACATTTAACTCTCCAAGACACTCGTCCTCATTTACCCATAAAAACCATTTACCGCCTTTGTCATATTCAAGTCCGCTTACCACATTTTCCCGAATGTCCATTCCGCATATATCCCATACAGTTGTGCCGATAGGACACGGCAACCTCACAAGCAATCCCTGTTCTTCTAAGTCTTTGTAAGATTTTAATTCTTCAAGCCACTCCGCAAGTTTTTCGTGCTGTTCTGCACATTTCATACAATTGCCCTTCATATAATTTTCTACAGAATCATTTGAGTCAAATTTTTCTGCGTCATTATAATTCATATCTGCTATTTCTTTTGCGTGCTTAATAGCTTCTTCAAGTGTTAATCTCTCCATCTACTTCACCTCTTGAAATCTTCTCATAAAATGAGCTTTCCATGATTCGTCTACTTCCACAAAATTTTCTTTTTCATATTCCTTGATCATGTTTTCAAGTTTTAAAATTTCATCTTTAAAAAAATCGTTATGTCGTTCTAAAAACTTGTCTTTTTTAAATTTTCTGCAATACTGCTCATGCGACCTTGCCTTGGTTTTCATGGTATATTCACATATTCCTGTAGTAGATGCTAACTTCAAAACTTCTTTCGCATATTCGTAATTGTCTTTATCTACTCCTCTTGGCAAAGCCCATCCCATAAAAGAATCGCATTCACAACACTTTACTTTCTTGCTCATCTGCTCTACCTCTCATACAATCTCATCAATGCACTGATTTCGACCATCGACCATCCCGCGCTGATAATCCGTCATATCATTCTCGGTAGTACTTTTCTCCGGCAGTGGCTTCAATGGACACCAATTAGGGATTACATCATTGTTTGGAACTCTCCTACCATCCATTGCTCTGCACCAAAATCCGCTTATAAATTTACATTTTCCGCAATTCTCCGGTGTATCAATCACTAATACTGATTTACTCATTCAACTCCACCACCTTCTAAGATTTTAATAGCATAATCTATAGCTCTGTTCCATTCCAAGTCCTCATCATTGGAAACAACACGAAATCTGTCCATAAGCGATTCCGTAACTTTTTCCGCATCAAAAGCTGTCGGCTGTTTATTAACACAATCAATAAACTCTTTCTGGTCAGAACTAATACTTGTGCCAATTTCCCAAATTTTGATGTATTTGATTAATTCGTCCGCATCAATCAGTCTGCTCATATTCTATTCTCCTAACTGTTTTAAAATTTCTTTTGCGATTTTATTACTTTCCTGCATGGAAATTCCCCATCCATTATATTTTCTGTGGCATTCATCACAGTTCCATTCACCATTATCACTTTCTTTAATTTCGCTATTGAATCTGCAATTATCGCAATACATATGATCGAGAGTGCTATAAATGATGCTTGCAATATCGTCTTGTTTGCTATTAGCATCGTCTACGTGTTTCTGCTTTGGACATTTATATTCTTTCATTTATTTTTCCTCCCACACTCCCAACAACCGCATTCTCTCATACAGTACAGCGACGGTCTTGCGTCTGTACCCATAAAAGTCCTTTGGATTCATCGGGATATATCTTTCTTTGCTGATTTTCCTGTAACTTTTCCGGTGCAAGATATTCTCAATAACCATATCCGCTATCACCGTGTTTTTCGGGCAGGCTGACAAGGCGGCACCGGTAAGCAGGTATCCATACTCTGCCGGGAAGTCTTTCAGTATCGTGTTCAGTTTTTTAATATCCTCTGCCGGAATACCGTAATCTTTCAGCTTCTTATTCCTTGTCAGCATACCGTTCTCCTTTCTAATCGTCTGGGTGATGTTTGTCGTACATGATCGCTACACATATAAGTCCGGTCACGCCGAATATAGTTCCAAGGGTGAATACTAATAAGAATGCAATCATATAACCACCTCACTATCTTCTGGCATCTGGTAATCAATATGTCCATTTACATAGGCCTCCTGAATCATATCAAACACTTTTATGGCTTTTTCTTTTGTGGAATATCTTCCGACCATGAGTGAGCCTGTGCCATCTTCAACATAGATATCCTCGCTATCCTTTTCAGGAAAGGCCGATATTGTGCAAATATTTTCGAAATTTACAATCATTCTTTTATCCTGACTTCTGATTAACATTTTGTGTCCTCCTAATATCTGTCAAATTCAATATTTGTGTCTGAATAGAATTTGTAAGCATCTTCTCTGATTTTCTTAAATTCACGCATGACGACTTCTTTTGCTTTGCTGACAGCTTCGCCAAAATCTTCTGTTTCAAGATCGTAGTTGAAAACATCCAATGCACTACAGTTGAGAAACAGTACATCTCCGTAACCAACGTATTTGTGGATAACGATTCCTAAAGAATTATCTTGCAATGCAAAAATACTCCCGGTTTTAGGTTCTTCTTTGTGCTTCGCGTTACTTTTGAATTTCATTTTCCATCCTCACTTTCCCCATGTAAGCAACTGGCACGCTATTGTGCAGTTGGTACATGATTTTATACTCCCATCTTCTTGACCAGATTCTTATTCATCTCGTCAAATATTACATTTGTATTCTCCTCGATGTCCTGCATCATGCCCAGGACGCTCATTTCGCCCCTATTTGCCATTTTAACGTACTCGTTAGCAGTCTGCATGACTGTGAGCAAACGTTTCGTAGAAAAGCCATATAAACGTCTCAGGGCCATCATTGTAGTAACGACGTTAATCGTATCAGCCCAATCTTCTCCATCGTTAAATCCATTCTCATAGGCTTCTCTCTCCATACTTTTGATCTGGCTATGGCAGTTAATCATAGCCCGTCCGAACGCCTGAGCTGCCTGGTTGGACTGAGCTAAAGGAAGTCTCTGTTTTCGTGGTCTCGCTTTAAGTTTATTGCTCACGTTTTACGCACCTCCTGATTTGCCCTGTAACAGCTTCAAACTGCTTAAGCAATGAGCCGTCATCATTCCGGTTCAAAGTCCGATCATAAGCCGGAGAGACGCCCCACAAGTCATTTACGAGGACGCCGCGCGTCACGCTGTTGAGTAGTGCACTCCGATGTGCTCCTGTGATGCTTATGATCTCGTCAAGGGTGAACTCTCCAACATATTCAGCGCCTTTGAACAGCTCATACAGTTTCATGTTTCTTCCTCCTTGTCACGAATTCATATCCTGTCAATCGGAATGCTCTCGGTGTCTTCGGGTGATCTGTTTCGATCAGCCCATCTGTCCGCAGCATGTCCATGTGGCGAAGCACTGTGGCATTTGATACGCCGACGCCGTCAGCAATCTCTTTATAAGACGGTGCGTACCGATGTTCTTTGATATACCGGCAGATGTACAGATATATGTCTTTGTGAGTCTGCTGACCTTCTTTATACTTCTGTTTGTACATTCTTCTCACGCTCCTTTTTCATCCTCTGCGCTCTTTTAAACATTTTTTCGAGATAGTCCGCATAAGCCAATAGCATATGATCTACAAACCCGTTTTTTCGATATTTTTCTGACATAATATGAATCTGCTCTGTCACCTGCTGCCAGTATTCATCATTTTCTTCGATTCCAGCAGTCTGGAGAACCAGTGCCGGAAAATCGATTTGAAGAAATTTCATTGTGCTCGGTATCTGTTCATGCTTCACTCTCACGGTTATGCACCTCCTCACACTTTTTTGCCATGTAACCCATTTCCGTAAAAGTTATGTAAACTAGGTACTTTTGTAATTTTCAGCCAATTATAATATAATTATTATAATTTTAAGATTATATATATCATGTAACCACTATGTAACCCACTTTTTAAAATGTCAGGTTACGCCAAAAACCCTTATTTTATGCAGGTTTCAGAGGTATGTAACCGTGTAACCAATGTAACCAAGGTTTTCATATAGGAGAATCACTAGAGTATATGTTTTTTATACACTCTCAAACTTTCTCCTATAGGACGTTTTTTTTCGTGTTACAACGGTTACATGGTTACAAATTATGAAAACGGAACATTTGCTTCGACATTAGTTGGCAGAAAACCAGTTTCAATAACCTCATTTTCTTGCTCATTTTCGAGGCTTTTTATGTTGACAATCTTTACTGCAATAAGTCTCATCACGCTTCCTCCGTCCCTTTTTAGTACTGTATCTCTCTTTCCTGTATGCTTAATTAGTTCTCGATTAATCGCCCAAGCTGAAAAGGCTTTTCTGGAGAATCCATTGTTTTTCAAAAGGTTTTCAAGAGGTTTCGGATAAAAATATACATATACATCTCCATACTCATCTGGCGTTTCCTTGAATCCCCATTGATCGCAACTGAATTGAGCATCAAAGTGCTGCCCGTATACGGAAAGACTTTCAAGAATGAATTCATAACACCTCTGTCCCTCAGATACGTCTTTTTTACGTGTAGGTATGTCCACAACGTCCTCAACCGTCAGCTCACGCCCATCCTTGAATATGAAATCTGTAGCTAATTTGTCAGCCAGCAGAAGCGTAGATATGGCCATGACCTGTTTTGCTGGAAAGTCATATCCGTCAAAACCTTTCTCAATTTCAACTTTCATTTCCTTCAGATCGTCCGATGTGAACTGTTTGAGATTCCCGACAAATACTCTTCCTGCAAAGCCGTAGTTCTTCGCGACAACGCTGTTGATCTCTGCCGGATTCTCATAAATATCCTCGCAACACTCAATCTCAATAATTCTGTTGATTGCTCCTCCAGAATCTGCAAACTCCGAAATAGGATTCTCACCATTGCAAATAGTCACATTACTCCATGTATTTTCCTTAGCTGCTCCGAGGTCTTTATTTGAACGTGCTTTCCCTTTACCGGAACAGAGATTGTAAATTAATGTTTCGTAGTTGTCCCGGATATATTGAGAAGCATTTTTTGAGTCATCGAGGATCATCGGAAAGTTATTAAGCATGTCTGCCCTTGTCTCCAATGACGTATCTGTTGATCGAAAATTTCCAACGTAAGCTCCCGGCGCCGGATTTCCCCAAACCGATGCCGCTATATTGATCGTTACCGTCTTTCCACCGCCTGTCTGCCCGTAAAAGTCTACGATGAACGGTAGCACATCAAGCGGCTGTATAAGAACACTTGCAAAAGATGCCGCCAGCGCTATTCGTGGCTCTAATCGTCCACACGACCGCAGTTGTTTAGCTAGAGTCACCCACTTGAAGTAATCTCCACTTTCCTGTATGCTCTGAAATAGTGTTTTAAAGCGGTATTCGCCATCAAAAACGATTGAAAGGTCGTAAGGCACAAATACATTGCCATGCCACCCTAACTTGCTTGTGGAGTGCTGTATGTCGATCATATCGGCATTGTACATTTCAACATCTGCCAGATACTTTACAAGGAGCCTTGCGTTCTCTGAATTGACCTGCACCCCGAACCTTGCAAGATTAGTTATTGCTCTGGAAGTCACAATGTCAATTTTTGGAACAGTTATTTCTGTCCAATATCCATCCCTTTTAAAAGCCACCGTGATCTGCTCTTCACCTGTTTCAATGTTTTTCAGCCGACGTATCGGCATGATCGGGTGGTGACATACAAGTTCTCTTGCCTTAGATGTTTCAGAGGAAAATATTCCGTTCTCTGTAGCTATCCAACTGCCACAAGCCATGTTGGGATATTCCTTATCAACAGAATCAGGATAAAAGTTTGTGATGTTTTCAACTAACTGCATAGAACGATTTGCTTTTTCTTCTTTTTCTTTTTCCTGCTCTGCTTTTTGAAATTCCTTTATAAACTCTTCTGCTATATGTTTCGCTTTCACACTTTTTGCCCGGTCCATCAGTTTAAATTTGATTTCGGAACGATCGATTTTACTTTTTACTGAAAAAAGCTCTTCATACAACTGCTTTTCCATAAAGTCTTGTGCTTGTAAATTTCCAATATTTTCAAGAATTTTCCTCACCTCCTGACTTAACAGACAGTAATTCATGTCTGCTTTTTTCTTTTTCAAGATTGAACTGGCACATATACCACTCTTCTGAATCAGGAGGGAATGTCTTTAGTGCTGTTTCGTACATAAGTATGTTCTTTTCTACCTGCTCAAGCTCGTTTGGGGCCTGAGCGGGATCGTACTTTTTGGTTTTAATATCCCGCATTTCATGTCTGATCTGGTTACGACTTTTACCTTTTTTAGAAATATAAGTACCACCCAGCTCGATAAATGCAGTGCTAAAAGGGACGGATTCGTATTGCATCACGAAATCAAACACATCGCCACCGGTTCCACAGCCGAAGCAGTAAAAGGAATCATCGTAGATTTTACAGGATGCTGACTTTTCCTTGTGAAAAGGGCAACATATAAAACCAGCTCTATTTGGTTTTAGTCCATATCTGGAAAGAATCTCAGACATTTTCACTGATTGCTTGATCTCATCTTTTGTCATGACAGCAACTCCACGATTCGCCGTCCAGTCTCTTCTTTTGTACAGAATTCAAATCGAACACCGTATTTATCTCTGATCGTGCATAGAGATTTATATAACTGGCAGCCATCAACAGCCTTATCGGAAATTACAGTCTTTACTCTCTTACCGTTTACCGTCTTCCAGATGACTTTGTGTTTTCTTGGATTATCCCAAAAATACACATCACCAATTGATTTGATATCTGGTCCGTGCTCGCATAGGATAATAAGCTGAATACCTGCGTCAAGCGCTCTGATAAGCTCTGCCTTGAATCTTTCATGCTGCTGGCAGACATTTCCACAAAGCTCTTGTAAATCCTTTTTACGGTCAATACAGAGTTTTGCATTGTCCAATGACTGATAATCACCGCAATACAATTTAGAACGAAAATACTGTACTCCAAGGCTATCAAACTGACTCTGAATCCGTTCCCATTCTGATTTATGCTCCCTTGTGTCCACTTGTATAACCATTAAAAACACATCCTTTTAATTGAATGGAAGTTCTTCCTGTACACTATCTGGAATATTCATAAAGTCCGTACCTGCCGGATTCGCTCCCATGATAGCTTCTTCTTTCAGATGATCGTCATAGGCTCTCGTGGTACGCTCTTCTGGGATATCTGCATCTTTGATTCCTTCAATACTGCGGAACCATGCTAACTTGTGACGTTTTACCTCTTTGTTGTCATACCAGTCTTTCTCCAGACGGAAGATGCCGCCGATCAGTTTTCCCTTAAACTGCTGCCCGAAGTTATCGCCCCACTTAACAGCAAATCCCGGATTTGACTTTTCTACGCATGTGATAAATGTTTTAAGGTTACGGACACCATAATCTACACTCTCGTCAATAACCATATAGTTTGTACCGGCATTCGGATATTTTTTGTCTGGACGGATATCATTTTCAAATTGCTTCATAAAGTATCCTGCCTGCTCGTCTCCTTCTGCGAAATCAAACAAGATAACGAGCATATCAAGCCCACCCTGGGATTTTTTCTCTGATACCTGCTTAATTACCATCTTGTGACCACCAAGTTTAATTTTTTCATAATCGCCAGCGGCACTTGTTGAATCATAATTTTGAGGTTTGTTCATTTTATTTACTCCTTATATTTGAATACATATTTTCTTGGTTTCTTTGTTTTGCCATTTAATATAAGCTTTATGGTGCTTTTTGCTATATTAGTGTTTTTTGCGGCTTGTATGATATTTTTGTGAAGTGCAATGAAATTTCCATCTAAATCATATTGAATAACAGGTTTTTCATATCCATTACGACATGACTTTCCCATATTATTTTTTGATATTCTTTCTTTTACTGTTCCATAGTTCATGTTGTATTTATGAGAACACCATTCGAGATTATCAACGCAATTATTACTCGGATTTTCGTCTTTATGATTAACTTCTGGAAGATTCTGCGGATTTGGTAAGAAAGCTGTTGCAACAAGTCTATGTATTTTAAAATGTTTTCTTTTCCCATTACATAAAACTTTTACACTTTCATAACCTAATGAGTTAAATTCTGTATACATAATATTTCCTCTGTATTTAACTCTCCCAAGATTGCTTACTTCATGATTTTTATCAATACATGGTTTCCAGATTTCTTCTATGATTCTTCTTCCTTTCCTAATCCATAATAATCTCTGATAACCTTGTCAACTTCTGCAAGGTCGTTATTAATAGTTAAGCTGTCAAACATACCGATCGGGGACTTACTTACTGCTCCCTGGCTGGACTGAGTAACAAATAAATGCTTCCCGCTCTCTTCGATGCAGCGAAGAACGATGGTAAACATGCCCTCGATGCAAACTTTTTCGTCCAGAAGCTTACCAATTGTCTTAGGTTTCACTTCCCCGGAATCATCTTTTTCTTCATGCATCATAAGGTATACAATCTTGTCCTGCGGTACTTTTGTGACAATAAACTGGATTAACTGCCAGAAGTAATCTCCGATGTCATTATACAGAGCGAACACTGCATTGCCTTTTCCAGCAGAAGCGTGTCCTTTCATGAAATGATTCGTAATAAGATATCCTGCATCATCAATCACGATAGAATCAGCCTTTGATGCGATCAGGCATTTCATTACCTGCTGGTAATCGTCTGTAAACCATCCGTCAATCTTTCCTTTAAACGGAAGTGGTTTATTCAGTACTCTAATAAGGTTCCAGTGTTTATTCTGGCAGTTTCTAAGACTGGTACTCTTGCCAGAACCAGATTTTCCAATAATTAGAACTGGTGTTGCCATTGCTATTCCTCCTTGTCATAAACCACATGTTTACTGCCCTCAATAATCAGCAAGCTTGCGATATCTTTCATGGATAAAGTTGATTCATTATAGATTTCAACCAGTGCGTTGTATGCAACTGTTGATACTTTCACAACCGGGTTATCCTTATCGGTTGCCGGCTGCTTCTTCCTTGCCGGAATACGGATTCCAAACTCACTCACCGACACTTTCCTCCTTATACGATTTCTGAGCCGTTAAAAGCCCGTTTAGAGCCTGTACGTAGCTCGCTAGTGTTCTTGACTTGTATGAACTCTCGATGTAGTTATCAGCTACGAGGGAAAGCTGCTCGTCTATCAGAGCAAGGATTTCATTAATCCTCTCTTGCATCTTTTCTCACCTCACTAAAGAAACAGTAAACATTGTCAGAACCATCTCCTCTCGCCGGATTCTGCTCGCCGCTTGGAAAGATTCCACCAGCGCAATGATATTCAAGATGATTCAGATACATATCCGGGTTCTCCCAGTCAAGAATGTACGCTTTCCGCCTGTTCAGCTCCTCCAAAAGCTCGTTCACTGTCGCTGTCAGCTCCATTGTCGGCAGGAGCTTCAGCTCCATCTGATTCAGCATTTAACGGGCACCTCCCATCTATTAAGAGTCTAAGAAGATGTGCTTTTGCAAGCTTGCACTGCTCGGCTGATTCCTCTTTAAGCACTTCAGTGTCAGTATATATAGTGTATTGAGCGTCCGGTGCCTTGCCCGACTCCCATTTTGAATTCATGACATAGATTTCGCAGAAATGAACATGTGCGCCGATCCTGAACGAAACGAAAAAATCTGTTTCATTCATTACCCTCCATGATAATTCAAAAAGCTCTTTGATTTCTTTCTCAAACATCCCCATTCTCCTTTCTCTCTGGCGTATCAATATCCCAGAGGATTCCGTATATGATCATCGTGGTCATCGCCGCCGCAAAAAGCTGTCTGCCCGGTCCGCCCCACTGCCAAAACGGAAGGAACGTGGAAAAACTCCCGATCAGTGCGGCACAGATGATGTTTTTCAGATTATTCACTGATACCTCCCATGATCCACGCAAGGTTGCTCGCCACCAGTGCAGTGGCCGTCACAATCCATGCCGTGAACCATTTTCTTGATTTCTTCTTGCTTTCCTCAACAATTTCAGTCGCAAGTGCTACTTCGATGTCAGCCCATATAAGCTGGCTTTCGTTTTTAATTTCACTCATATCGTGCTAATTTCTCCTTATTTATATTTATTCGTCTTTACAATTAGCAGATAGAGGCTTATAATTAACCTGTATCCACTAAGGCGTTTTAGTGGGTGCAAAGCTCCGGGGTGGAGGTTTCGGCTCCCTCCGGGGCACTCACTTATTAAGAGCAGCTTTGCCTTTCCAGACATGACCAGTTACTTCATAGACTTTCCTAGGGCTTATGATGTATGTGATCCTGCCACCGGAAAGGCTTTTTGCTGGCTTGTTATTCTGGATAGCAGTCCCGATCGGCAGCCATCCGTATACAATTCCTGCTCGGATTGATGTTGCAGGAAGTCCGATCAGCTTGCTTGTATCAGATACGCTCATACTCTCTGATGAAAACTCTGGCATCTGTGGAATGCCTGATATGATTCTCGCAACCTCTGCGGCGAACTGATGAACTTCTGCATTTTCTTTGATGTAAGTATCAACTTCGCTCATTTTATGCTCCTTTCATATTTGTTTTTATGAATTTTTTTTACCTTTGATTTCTTCTTTCTCTTTTGAGTTTTGAATGGAGATTTCTTTCCGGTAAAATGTGTAAAATTATTTGCTCCCATTATTTATCACCTATTGTATTTCTTTTCCCCTCTACCTATAATGCATTTACAGGCACCGACATGCCGAGTATAACGAAAGGGGAATTATATGGTTGAAACAATCACTCGACTGTATCACTGCCACAAGATTCACAAGCATGTGACTGTTTATGAAGAGTATGAGGTTTCTGGTAACAGTCGCCGCCTACTGCGGTGCTCATGTCCATATCATCAATACACGGAAATGAAGCCGCACTGTGATGGGTATAATGACCATGGTTTTCAATGCGGTTATGCAAAAAATCAATAACCAGGCTTGCTAACTCATCCGGTCGCTCACTGGGCGATAAGTAACAGTAAAGCCGTAGGTCACATTTGCAACAGTCTCCACCAGATTCTTTGCAGTGTTGGCTGACGGCTTTGTTAAATTGTAATGCGTCTATTGTTTTCACCTCCTAACTTCTTACCACCTCAGCACTAAACGGATTAAAACTGTTGCCACACTTGCTACAATTGCTGGAATCACATATTCCATAATCGGATGGCGTTTCATGTTTTTTACTCCTTTCGTTCTGGAATCTTCGGTTCAAGAAACTTGTCAGTTTTATCGGGATTCTTGTATTTTGCAATTGTTTCGCCGACCCCAAGGAAATACCCCTTGTCAAATTCCGACATATTAGGAACTGCCTTGGTTATTGATTCAAGAATCTTTTTTTCTTTTTCAGACATGCACTCACTCCTTTCTTGTGATATACTCTCCTGTAAAGGAGGTGTTCATTTGATAACAAGATATCAATATAAAATATTGAAAAAAGCTTTAAGAAATTGTGGATTTACTCCTGGTAATCAGCGTGAAGCAGATGCTTGCAGATACCTTTTCAGTAAAAAGTGCTTTATGCGTTCAAGGTCGCAAGAGCACACATATGAAATCACACAAGCGGGTGAAGTTGCCATGAAAGCATATTTCCAAGATATATCCAGATTTTGGATAACAACTGTTCTGTCCATCATTGCGCTGATAACCGGCCTTTTCTCAATTTCTATACAATCAGAGCCACTATTGCAATTATTAGAGCAATTATTGAAATAACTGCTAAAACGTGTGTGTCGGTAGATAGCGAATCTACATAATGTGTATACATTTGTAATAATTCCTTTACCGAAAATTCAACATCTACCTGCTCACATGGCTCTTTTTCAAAGATACAGTCCATATCTACTGTCCCGCCAAACGGAATAGGCTCATCTGGAGGAACAATCCTTCTTTCCGGCATCTTTAAATCACCTTTTTCACCTGTTAGAACTGCTTTCTTGATTTTGTTTGTCTGGTCTTGTAAATCCCAGATACGATTCCACAGGTCAGAAATTGTTTTGTCGATTTCTTTTTTCTTGCGCTTCACTGTTTTCACCTCCTTGTTTTTGTTGATGAACAAATAATAGCACTTACATTCTTGTTTGTCAACATGTTTTATCAAATTATTTTCAATTTTTCTTGTTGACCAACAAGCGTAATAATGGTATACTTCATATTAAGAAAGGAGGAACAATGTTGGAAACGATAGGAGAAAGAATCCGATCTATCAGAGAAGAACATCACATGTCCCGAAGAAAATTCGGAGAGGTTCTCGGCACTAGCGAAAACGCTATTGTCAATATAGAATATGATAGATTGAAACGTCCTGACCAGAAAGAACCTATATATAAGCTGATTTGCAAAGAATTTGGAATTAATATGGAATGGCTTATGTACGGGACTGGCGATAAAGAATGTGATGATTTAAGAGATGCTCAAATTTCCGAGTTTGTTGGAAGAACTTTTGAAAACGAATCTGAAACGTTCAAAAAAAGGTTTATTGCCATGCTTTCATCATTAGATGAATCTGATTGGGAAACACTTGAAAAAATTGCAAATTTGCTTCAAAACAAAAAAGAGCAGGAATAACACCTGCTCTCTTTTTATAAGATACCACGAACAAAATGATAAATTATCTTTAATTTTCTGGAGTCCATCTTTTCTAAAAGTTTAATTATTTTTTCTTTATAGTCCATAAATAACCCTCCCTGTCACAACTACCCCTTACACTACAGCATATGTCCGGCTGTGGGAAATAGAACCGAACATTAGTTCGTTTCATGCCATTATATCACTAATGTTTGCTCTTGGAAACTGCCAGATATACACCGATATGCTTATGATTGCATAGAAATTATTCGTAACATCAAAGATATAGTCTTTTCTGTTTAGTGGCAGGGCGAATAAAAACGGCAGCATGGTCTGTTTTATTTCATGGGCGCTATTCTTATGTAGGGTAGAAGATCTGTACGCATTTTGGACAGAATACACTCCTGACTCTTCATGGATATAATCGTCTACACACATTGGTAAATAAACAATGTAATTAAGCAA